TCATCGCCCATTGCCAGTCTTTTTTATACTCAGCCCTAGCATAAGCTTCGAGTTCTTTGTCTCCGTCAGTTCCTGTAGTGTTAAAGATGTTTAAGCATCTGTTAACAAAAGAGTTAGTTACGGAGAAAGTTCTTGGGTTTGCCATAGTTTCTCCTTTAATGATACTTCAGCCAAGGCTCTCCAGTAGTCCTTGTCTTTGAGTGGGAGTGTAGCAAACTTTTGCCTAGAAGTCAAGCTTTTGTTAGTGAATAACAGGTATAGCTTTTTTGCAAGGCTATCGTATTTAGTTTTGTATGGATAATTATTATTCATTTGTTTTCTGTAAGAGAGAAGGAGCTAGTATTACTAGCCCCCTCGGATGTGGAAGATGGGAATCCCCAAACTGCACCTAAACATTTCGTCTAGTAGAAGTAAGGTTCTTTGTGCCCCCCATTAAAATTATAATTGTAGTATATCACAAGACACAGATTTTGTCAAGAGGAAAACGCATCAGACCAGTCCCCAGAAACCGCGCCTTTTGCGTACTCTGTTGACCTAGTCTCAAAGAAATTTTCGTGAGCCTGCCCATTGACAATAAAGTCTACCCAGTCTAAAGGATTTTCTTTTACTCCATAGTTTGGTTTCAATCCTAACTGAAGCAGTCTTCTATCTGCCATGTAATGTATATACTTCTTTACTTCGTCTGGTGTTAAACCTTCGACAGGTCCTTGCTCAAATGCCAGGTCAATGAACTTCTCTTCAAGAGTTACCATATCCCTACATATATCGTAGAGCGATTTCTTAAAGTTGTCATTCCAAATGTATGGCTTCTCATCAAGCACCTCGCTCAAAAGTTTAATCATGTTCTCAACGTGATGGTTCTCATCTCTGATTGACCACGCTACAATTTGCCCCATGCCTTTCATCTTACCAAACCTTTGGAAGTTTAATAACATAACGAACGAACCAAAGAGTTGTAAGCCCTCACCGAATGCAGAGAACACAGCCATGTCGCGAACGATCTTCTCTTCTGCCGTGCCCCCTTTACTTTGCCATAAGTAATTATGTTTGTCTGCCATCTCTGCGTACTCTTGAAAAGCTTTGTACTCTTTGTCGTCCATACCTATTGTATCATTTAATAATGAATAACTGTGGGCATGGTTTGCTTCTGATGTAGCAATAGCTGATAGCATCATCCTTACTTCTGGTTTTTTAAACATGGGTATATACACATCCATATAGGCTTGCGCAATATCCACGTCTCCCTGTGTAAAGAATGTAAGAATCTGTTTCACTAGATTCTTTTCTGCATCAGTCATCTTATAGTTCCAATCATTTACATCTTCATGTAAAGGAACCTCACTCGGTAACCAATGCATCTTTTGTTGTTGATCATAGGCTTCAAAAGCCCATGGATATTCAAACGGTTTATAATATTCTCTTCCTTCAAATACTGACATACATTATCCTTTCTATGCTTCGCATGCTACGCATGCTGTCTCTTCTTCTTTAAAGTCTGGTCTGATTGTTCTTTCTATTTTACTTGTTAAGTTTTCCACTTTCTTTAATGCGGTACTTCTTAAGTAATACATAGTCTTTACTTTCTTTTTCCATGCTCTTAAATGTATACTGTGTAAAGTTCTAGTATCTACATCTGGCTTTAGAAATATGTTTAAGCTTTGTGATTGGCAAATAAATTTCTGCCTATCCGCTGCTAAATCTACAAGCCAAGCTTGGTTCATCTCAATCGCAGTTCTAAATACTTGTTTATCTTCATCCGACAAGAAGTCAAGATGTTGAACACTGCCACCATTAGTTACGATAGACTTCCAAACTTCTTTATTGTTTCTATCATACCTAATTAGTATTCTTTCCAAGTATTTATTTCTCATTTGGAATGTACCACTCAAAGTTTTTTGTGAAAAAGAATTAGCTCTAAGTGGTTCAATAGATGGAGAGGTTCCCCCACATATAATGGAAGACGAGGCGTTGGGTGCGACGGCTATTACGTGGGAATGTCGTAATCCTGTACCTTCCATATCTGAAGGAGATCCTCTCTCTGCCCCAAGTTTGCGATTGGCATCTTGAGCTTTATCATAAATATGTTTGAACATATCTATGTTAATTTCTTTAGATTGTGGGCTATCCATACAAGTGTATCTTCTTTGAAGATAACTGTGGAAACCCATAGCACCTAATCCAATTGCTCTTTCTTTTCTAGCACTGTTGACAGCCTTCCATAAATAAGAAGGTGCGTTAGTGATAAAAGATTCAAGAACATTATCAAGCATGCGTACTAAATCTTCTATAAAATTCGGGTTGTCTTTCCACTCGTCATAGTATTCTAAGTTAACAGAACTTAAACAACAAACCGCTGTGCGATCTACTGCTGTAGGTAATGTAATCTCAGAGCATAAGTTAGAATGATTAAACTTTAAACCTAGTTTCTTTTGTGATTCGGGTAACGCCGCATTGACTGTATCAATGAAGGATAGGTAAGGCTCACCCGTTGCTACTCGCGTCTCTAATATTTTAATCCACAAACTTCTTGCGTCTGTTGTTTTAATAACTTGTTTCGTATGTGGGTCAATCAAATTCCAAGGTGCCCCCTGCTCTACCGCTTCCATAAAAGAATCAGAGATGTTAATACCATGGTGCAAGTTTAAATTCTTTCTATGGATATCACCACCTGTTGGTTTTCTCATTTCAATAAACTCTACAATCTCTGGATGGGATACATCCATATAAGAAGCATAGCTTCCTCTTCTTGTAGCACCTTGATGGAACGCGGTCATCTGTGAATCAACGACGTGCATGAAGGGAATCACACCTGTAGTTTTATTTCCAATGCTGGTTGCCATGCCTTGAGAACGCACGTGACCCCAGTAACCGCCAATTCCGCCACCCATACTTGACAACCATATATTCTCAGTATAGTGGTCGGCTAATCCTTCTCTTGAATCGTCTACATAATTTAAGAAACAAGAGATAGGTAATCCTCTTGTTGTTCCACCGTTAGATAAAACTGGAGTAGCAAACATAAACCATAGCTTGCTCGCATAATCATATAACCTTTGGGCATGTGCTTCATCATCTGCAAAAGCTTTGGCTGCACGGGCGAAAGCTTCTTGAGGACTAGCCTCTGTTGGTAATAAGTATCTGTCTTTTAATATTAGTTTGCCCGCTTCGGTCAGTAAGTCATCGCGAGAATAGTCTACGTTTATTTGCATATAAGCTCCTTTTATTTGATTGTTTCGTTGAGACGAGTTTGCCATTGTATCATACTCCATTTTAATTATCAAGTGATCTAGGTATAACAATACTGTGGTCAACGCTAATATAACCCGCGTCTTCCATAGCTTTCACGGTTTGTTCCAGCTCACCTGGATTCGGAATCTTTCGGAGTAATTCTCTCTTAAATAATTTAAGACTGACATACTTTTGTCCTGTACTTTCCATGATTCCTTTGACCCAAACCCGCATATCTTGGGCAATCTTTCCTGTTCGACCCATACCAAATCCTTCCAATGCTTTAGGCATTGTCGATTCTACATCAAACATAATTTCTTTAGTTCTATTCCAATGATCTAAAGTAATAACTCTATCACCACTCTGTGACGCTGAGATAGATAAAGCAATCTTTAAGAAATGTGATACTCTTCTCTGTCCATACTCTGATAAGTTAGGATCAGTTGGCTCGGGTGGTAACCCCGCTTCAATATCTAAGTTAATAGTTTCAAAAGCTTTATCTTCTAAAGTCATTGGTCCATACATCTTAGCAATCTCTGATAAGTCATGTCTTAAATTAATAACATCCGCCCCACTTACTCTATCTTGTAAAAGAGATTGTGGAATCTTTGGTCCATCATAAAAGACAGGAATGATTCTAGATAATAAACCTTGAGACCTAGCATCTTCTGGTAAGTTATCTACAAACTGTTCGGGTGTTGAACAAGCAATCCAATTTAAACAAGGACCTTTGATAACATACTCGCCTGCTGTTTTTGTTTTGTGTGAGTACTCTTCTTTACTATCCCACATATCTGTTAAAAACATTTGCAAGTATCTTTCATTCCTAGATAAGAATGTACCTATCTCTGATGTAACCAATGTTAATGATGCATCATAAAAAGGATCAGATGGTGTTGACAATCTCATATCCATACGAGAAGACTTGAACATATCTACTGCCAATTTCTCTGGCGTAATTCTATCTTGAATAGAATACAATGGATACTTCATTAAACCATACTCTTCTAACCCAGTGTTGTATGTACTGTGATCTGGTTTCGAACCAGGCGGTGTAGTGAGTCTGCTAAATACTTTAGTATATGGCAAATTCAAACTAACAGATTTGTTTCTGCCTGGACCCGCAATTAACACAACGAATATATTAGAACGTATATCGTAGTTAGGCATAGGAAACCATACGCGTCTCCCTAATGCACCAGCGACAGAAGAAATTGCTGCCCATCTTCTAAACAACTTGGGTATCGGGCTACTTGCTGTAGCATTAACACAAGCTTCTATGTAGTCTGGATATACTCTAGGCACTCTTACCCCCTTCCCATGTTTTCATATCTTTCCAAGTGTTTCCTACCTCTACTGAAGAAGGAATAATTAAAGTTCTTCCGTTAACATCTATCGGATTTGTCATACAGTTAATAATCTTTGGCATCAGTTCATCTACTTTTTCTATGGGTACTTGACCCAAGATAGCATCATGAACCTGCCCTAAAATTTCCACACCATCTCCAGATAGCTCATTCCATACGCGATATAATCCCATATTTAACAAGTCACCTATTGTAGATTGTGGAACAAAAGCAATCGCCGCACGTAAAGTTTCTGGTGCAGTTAACCTGTTCCAGAATTGGCGCCTACGTCCCAGCGGTGTAAGTAAAGTACCTGTCTCATCTAATTGTTTCTGCACATCCTCGTGCCACTTACGGATACCTTCAAACGCCCCTTCAATTTTCAGCGTGCCCCCACCAATGTCTTTACCTTTTAAAAGAAGTTCATCGAAACCCGCATCGGGATTTTGTTTATGCCATCTCTCAACAGATTCTTTCTGAACTATTCCACCGTAATAAAGTAATTGGAATCTAGTAGCATGTGCTACTTTAATTTGTAAATGCCTGCCTAATGATGCGGCTGACAAACCATAGTTAGTACCATGACCTGCGCGCTTACACATATCTCTGTATGAGAAATGTAAATAGTATGGGCTCTCTGCTAGTTGCCTTTCTTGTTTAGGGTCACCGCTCCATCCCATATTTTTCCAAACCATTTTAACCACAGTAGTATGTAGATCACTACTCTCACAAGCTTGAATATATTTTTCATCGCCTGTAATATAAGCAACTACACGAGACTCTGCCTGTTCTAAGTCTGCATAAAACATTATCTTTCCTTCATCGGGTATAAAAACGGAGCGCAAATCTTTTGTAATGTTTTGAAGATTTGTACCTGTACCCCATGGAGATTCCGATGAAGACCATCTGCCCGTCTCAGTGCCTGCTACATTGTATGAACAACGGATTCGATTGTCTCTGTCTCGTGTAGTTTCTAATACACTCAGCTGTTTATCTATATCTCTGAGTGCCAAAATAGCATTAGCGAAAGGCTTTGCCCTTGGATATTCTCGGCGCAAATGTTCTAATGCTTCCCTGTCCGTGGAAACTTTTTGTTGTCCTTTCTTGTATGACATAACTTTAGGTATGCCCAAGTGGACATAAAATAAATCTTGTAATTGTTTAGGTGATGCGTGATTTAAATCTTTACCTGTCACTGCTCGTGAGAAAAGGTGAAGCATTCTTTCTAACTTGAGTCGCTGTTCCTTCAAGGGGGCACGCATATTTTTTACACGTTCAGTGTCCACGCGCAAACCTTTTAAGGTCATAGCCATCGCAGTTTTTAAACTGTCGATTTCAAATTGATATGTCTTGGATGTTGTGTCGTCTAGTTCTTGCTTGATCTTCTGCCATACTTCATGGGTAATCGCGCAGTCCAATGCGCAGTACACCCAATTAGTTTGCTCACTATCAAGTTTGATATTTTGAATATCTACATTCTTTATTATGTTTGCCATCGCTTTTGTCTCCCCTACTAAACATAGTCTCGCTCAATAATCATGTCTATATAATGTTTAGCTTTTAATAAATCTTCTTTCCCACCTTTGTTAACATGCCTACAAATATATTTAATAGCATTACCTTCTGCAAATAATAATTTGTTTTCATTAATAAACACGGATGGTTGTATTTTAAATTCTTTGTAATGACTGCCACCTACTTGCATATCGTATGCCGTCGTGGCTCTGTTACTTGTATAGCTCATCTATTCCCCCTACTATATTAAATATGTGTTCTCTTGCTTCTTTCGGATTGAGTTGTGCATAGTCACACACAACTAGAAAATCTTCTGTCTTACCACGCAACCAAATCTTGGCGCGTTCTTTGTTTGCTAAGTTCTCACTTACTTCACTGTTCATTAAAAAGTCTATCAACGCTTGATCTATAACAGCCCTCCACAGCCGTATCTCCCTCTCAACAGTTACCAGATTGTTTGGTATAGGTAACTCCGAGAAATACGGAGCCCGTTTCATTATATCTATTCATCTTTCTTTGTACTCTTAGAGAACTTTGCCATCGTTTTCCAAGCGCCTTCATTGGTGTATATAGATCCTAGATACCCCAATGCTTTAGGATGCTCGGGTTGTAGTACGTGTTGACAATGCATCGTATCGTGTACAATACCTCGCACGTTTATGTTTTGTTTAAATGCTAACCAAGTCACATCATAGAATTGATTCTGTGCAACCTTAGTTATCTTTTCATTCTCAAGTATTCTTTTTAACCAAGCCCAAGCTTGTCGTTCATGAGCACTGTCGGTCCAGTAATTCTTGAGTACATCTCGTTCGTCTTTGAATGGTACAACCATAGCGACGCGGTCGCTTGGAGCAATACCAATGCAAGTAATAAAACCACCTGCCGTTTCAATGTCGAAACTGAGTGGTTCATCTTCGTTATTCTCTCTAATAAATTTTTGCTCGAAATCCTCGAGGTCTTTAATTTCTGGTTCAATCCACAACTCCCTTTCTTTTATTGTTAGTTCTTTGGATTCTGATTCTCTGATTGCTTTTTGCAAATCATGTAAGACAATAGGTCGAAACTCATACTGCCTGTTGATGGCACTAGGACTGAAGGTAGGTAATACTTTGGTAACTTTGAATGGTAAAAAAGATAACGACTTTAGAATTGTTCCCCTGTAAGTTCCTACTTTATCCAGTCCTGTCAGCGCCCATAATGCAATACTACCCATAGCCACAATGACATTGGGTTGTACTTCATTAAGCTCTTTACATAACTTATCTATGTTATGTTCAAACTGTTCTTTTAAATAACCAAAACCATTCACAGGATACTTCGATCTCCAATCCCCTTGCTTACATACAGCTTTGTATTCGTTTCTGTTGTAGAAAAAATGAGAAGGGTTCTCCTGTGCTGGTTTCTGAGCGAGAGCATGCGTAAGCAAACAGTTATCCACATCTATATCAGATATTTCACACAACGCATGAAACATTTTTCCCGCTGATCCTTCCATGATACTGCCAAGTCGCTGCTCATCTGTAGTTGGAAAATCAAATACAAAAGCAATACGGCATTCACCTTTAGGCATCTGCGGTGGAACCTGTTTAATAACTGTACTTACGTTGCTCATACTCTCTCCCTAAAGTTAGGCTAGGATTCTCTTAACCTGTGCGGCTTTGATATCCTTACCTTTGCCAGTCATTTCGTGCTTGACCATACCCTTAAAGGTTTTACCGATTGCCATCTCTAGCAATTCACTATATGGTAAGTCATCTACATGACCTAAGTCTAAAGCATTTGTTAAGAATGCTTTCAATCCTATTGCAGGATTGCTAAGTTTAAGAGATGCTGGGGTAGCCCAGAACTCCATACGTGTTGGTTCTGTGTTAACCAAGTCAGCGTCAGATATATCTGATTCAATGACTGTATTGGCTTTCACATTAACTCTGACTAGAGGTGTTTGATTCTCACCTACTTGGTCAGCCCTATAAGAAGTCACGACAAATTCGTAACTACCTTCGGGTAGCAAGACACTCTCTGGTGTATCATTGGGTGTCATGCTTAAAAAGTCTGCAACATTAGACATTATTTATCTCCTTTCACATTGCTCGCTTTGAGTTTAGACTTCGCATTATTTTGTATAGCTTCAAACAATTTGTTTAAATCTAACTCAGCGCTAGGTTCAATAAGACTTGGCGCTGTCACTTTCAAATCCATCTTGTGATCTGATGCTGTGCGAAGTGTCCGCTCTGTGCCTTTGCTTGATGAACGTGTATCAATACGACAGACACAGTTAAAGTATCTACCTATTTTGGTAGACAGTTTAGAACCTACTGAAGTAGGATAGGCTTTCGATGTACCCATGTCCCCTTCCATATACTGCATATGCGAAGTCACTACTACATTACATTTTACTTCTTCGCCCGTTATGTACTGGATAATGTTTTGTACATCTCTAGCCGCCGCTCCCCATTCGGGTTGGCTTGCTTGGTCAGTAGGTTTCTTGTTGTTAAAGACGAGAGCCGAACGTAAAGCGGACTCGCCCATAAGGGTAAGGGAGTCTATCACTAGAACTGTATCCTCGCCCCAATTTTTCACAGGACCTAAGTCTTCATCACCGTCTTTCCAGTTGGACAACAGCTGTGCCCCTCTTCTGAATGCGGTTGCTTGACCCAATGAATCTGTTAACGTAACATAAGACACATTATCTACTGCGTCTTTGTTTAATAAAGAAGGAAGTATATCTAAACCATTGTCATAGTCTAGTATCCTTAACTTCTTACCAGCATTTGCAAGGCTGGCTAGTGCGGAAGTTTTCCCGCTACCACTATCACCACAAAGCAATAGCTTAGTCACGCTAGCTGATTTGTGTTGTGTTATTTTTGCCATCAATTGGTCTCCTATTATGTTTTGAACTATATATTATTTTTAAAAAATGTCAAGAAAAAAATTAATTAATCTTGCTTACCGCCCGCAATAACTTCTAACTCAGCAGGTCTTGTTTCCTGTAAGTCGGGATGGTATTCTTGCGTGAAGTCTTGGTCAAAGAAAATATATCTCTGACTTGCTGGATGCCCACAAGTTTCTCTAAACTTACAACCACCATAATTACCACACGCAGTAAAGTCTGCTGGATAGTATTGAGAGCTGGCATATATGTCTGATATATCCAAGTGATGTATCGTATCAGTGTACCACTCATCAATTAATTCTTTACTCACATTGAATACAGATCGGGAGAACCTTGCAAAATTCGCGCCTGTCTGTACCGCATCAATGATGAATCCTTCAACAGGCAACTTCAATACTTCACGGCATGCCCATATGTATGCGAACACTTGATTGTTTGGCATATACATTTTGAAATACCATTCAGTTAAAGATTGCTTTGTTGTTTTCACATCAACCAAATAAAGTTTGCCGTCAAGTGAAATGATCTTATCAATCCTACCACTAAACCTGTGCCCCTTATCCCCGATCGGTACTTCAAACCTCTGCTCTAAAGCGGGTGAGCCGTCGGGCATGGTAGCTAGTCTAAGATTGTCATCCCAAAACTCTTCCGTTTTCCATACGATTGCTCTGAGTGTAGCTTCCAAATTACGAGCCGAATCATCAGCAAGTTTTAAGTCTTCGCCAAACTCTTTCAACACAAGCTTGATAGCACGACGCAACGCTTCATCTTTAGACTTGCCTTCGAATCTAGCTTTATCTATTTCTTCAAAGCCCGCGTGAACAGCCGACCCAAATCCTGTGGCAGTGGCATAGCTTGTAGTTTTCCAACCATCAAGCACAGTCCACTTGTAATATCTAGGGCAAGCCAAGAATGTACTTAGACTTGATGTATCCCATATCTTTTGGATAGGTTCGTTGTGCTCATTCCACACAAACTTTCTCATTCTATCTGGTGTCTCGCTCATAATGTCTCCTTATGTTTCGGATAATAACATATCCAATGGGTTCTTATCAAACTTCTTCGGTACCTTTTTCGCGGTGGACTTTGAGATCCTCTGCCCTGTTGCCTCAGCTTGTCTGACATTTACCCTTGTTTGTTTTAAGTATTCAATGATCTGATTAATCGCATCATCATTCTCTGATAACTCTACGGCATTCATGTCTAACAGTTCCGTAGGTATGCTAATCAAATCATCTTCTTTTTTCTTTGGCATGTTGCCCCCCTAATGTTTTAACTTTGAGTTCGTTGTCTTTAAGAATGCGGAACCTACTGCGTCTTGAGTCTTGTTCATTTGCTCTGTCATTTCATCTAGCATTTGCCCAGACGTTGACATGGTTTGCAGTACGTCGCCTAGTAAACTCATCAGTCCTGTTGTTCCATACTTCAATAAAGATAACCGCATTCCTACTTCGAACAGAGATGATATCAATACATCTGTATCATATTTCCCTGCCAAATCTACTATCGGTTTCTTCATTTCATCTACACAATTTCCAAAATCTTTTCTGAATTGCTCTTCGCTTGTCATATCTTTTCCCCTTTCATGTTGGTGATTTCCAAGTCTTCCATCGTATCTAGTGCTGATTTAATTTCAACACCTTTCTTTACCTGTTCCACAATTAATGTATCATACCTATGTGGGTCGGCATTTTCTTTACTAGCCATCTGAATCCTGTATGCTTGTATGTATCTATAAAATTTCATACGCAAAGCAAACGGATTGTCCGATGCAATAAATAACTTAGGCTCTTCTTCTTCCGACGAATCTATATAACTAACGATTTTTTCTAAAGCGTTTGAAATATCTATCTGTTGGAATAAATTGTACGTCTTCGGATTGTACCCCATTTTCGTGTATCTCCTGTAAATATTCGTGATCGTTCTCGTCAAAGCGAGGGTCATTCATGTACTCATCTATATCTAAACTATCATCTAGATATTCTAAAGTCTCATCAAATAAGTATTCATCACCTGTTGATATATATTTTTTCTTTCTCATATTAAAACTCCCTAATTAAATATAGCAGTCAGTATTAATAAAATCAATAGCAAACCTGTACCATATAAAGCTACAAACATGGACAGCCCCGCCAATCTATCGCAAAGTATTTCAAACCAATTCATTTGTTTTACTCCACTCTTGTGCACCATTCCTAACTCTAATACAGTTATCGGATAGTGCGGGATTATCAAAGTCAATGTTAGGTTCTTCCATGATATACATTTCGACAATCTCATTTGTATGAGAGCCGACATCTACTAAAGTTTTTACACATTTATATCCCGCGTTTTCTTCTAGTAATCTTATGCTCTCGTACTGTTCATCATCTTGCACATCATAGACTTCGCCTTTTATTTTATACTTACACATGTCAGATTTATTTCTGAATGCAATAGGAAAAGACCTAGCAAATTCTTTCAATAAGAAATTACTATCAACAGTTGTTGCCTTTCCTATATAGGATTGCCTCTTTAAAAAATAATGCAACCTCTCTTTACTTTTCAAAGTTCCGTAAACGAATACGGGTCTTTCAAGTTTGTCCATTAATCTCCCTTCATATTTTCTTTAAACCATTGTGATAGTTCTGAACGACACAATAGTTCGGTTAAAAAGTTTGCGAAAGAATTAACTACTGTTTCTTCTTCCTTATCTTTTAATTGATACTGATAGTATCCAATGTGCATACACTCATGTATCATTACGTTCACTGCATTCAGTCCACCATCCTCTATAATTTCTCTATCAAGATATATTTTATAGGGCGGTCTACATAAAACTGTGCCTTGTGCTTCCGCTACATCTGTCATTATATCGGGGGGCACTAGCTCGAGTTCAGCCCGAAAAGGTCCGAGTGTCACGTATTTAGGTATCTTAGTATTCTTTGCCATAGTTTTCTATACCATACATTTTCCTTTGTGTCAACAAATTTATTCACATTCATTTCATTTTCTTTGTGGTGAATGTTATGCCATACCCATTTCATTTTAGTACTAGGTCTAGAGCTCATCAAGTCTTCCCCTTTCTATTGCTTCCTTAACTTCTCTGTCTATCTTTGATATGCGATCATAAGAATCCACAGAATCTTTGTGCCACTTGTGAACTATCTGTTCATTAGTTGAATCATCTATGTAATAAATATAATCATTCAGTTCTATGTAGCAACAGTCTCTTGTTCGTACATCTATTTTCATTGTTCCCCCTTGTCATTTCGTCGGTCATTATAATACAACCAACCTAAGTCACTGATCTCTTGCCTGTTAAATGCTTCGACAAATTGTCGGACATTAAAACACCTATAGTTA